CGTAAAGTTGCTAAGATTTTAACTCCCGGTAAGGCTAAGATTTGTACGCTACCTGAAGATTACAAAGATCCTAATGACATGCTGCGTCAAGGTAGACATCAAGGATTTGTAGATGCTTGGTGGGCCTCTAGTATCTACACCCCTTCGGGTGTTCTTAATCTTACTGATAACTTAGAAAAATTAATTACCAGAGAAAAAGTAGAGTCTATTCCCTACCCTTGGATGGGGCTTAACGATAAGCTTTACGGTATGCGTAGAGGAGAACTAGTTACATTGACAGGCGGCACGGGCTTAGGTAAGTCTAGTATTACAAGAGAGTTAGAACACTGGCTTCTCAATGAGACTGAAGATAATGTAGGTGTGATTGCTCTTGAGGAAAACTGGCAACGTACTGCTGATGGTATCTTAGCTATTGAAGCTAATGAAAAACTTTATATAGAACAGATTAGAGAAGAGTATGGTGATGATAAGTATAGTGAGCTTGTAAATAAAGTATTCACTGGTGCTAACCAAGATAGGCTTTGGATACATGCCCACTATGGGGCTACTGACTTTGATGATATTATGTCTAAGATACGTTACATGATTATAGGGTGTAACTGTAAATGGATTGTTGTAGATCATCTTCACATGCTTGTCATGAGTGCTGCCTTTGGCGATGAAAGAACTACCATTGATAACATTATGGGTTCCCTCAGTAGGCTTGTTAACGAGACAAACGTAGGTATGATTTTAGTTTCTCACTTACGTAGGATCGAAGGTAACAAAGGCCATGAGCAGGGTATGACCGTAGGTCTTTCTCACCTCAGAGGCTCTGCAAGTATCGCTCAGATATCAGATTGTGTGATAGGCTTAGAACGAAATCAACAGTCTGAAGATCCTCAAGAAGCTAACACCACCCATCTAAGAGTACTTAAATCTAGATATACAGGAGATGTAGGTATGGCAAGTCACTTGCTTTATGATAGAGATAGTGGTAGACTTAAAGAAATATTTGCGGATGAAGATACAGAGGAGCTAGAACTATGAACTTAGTTTTTGATATTGAAACAGATAGTCTTGATCCCAGTAAAATATGGTGTCTTTCAGTACTAGATGTAGATACAAAAACTCAAATGTCTTATGGCCCTGCTGAATTAGAAGAGGGTTTGTCTATACTTAAACAGGCTGATAAGTTAATAGGTCACAACATTATTGGCTTTGATATACCCGTAATAAATAACCTTACTGGTATAGACTTATCTTCTAAAAAAATAGTAGACACCTTAGTTCTCTCACGTTTGTTCAATCCTGTCCGCGAAGGTAACCACGGACTTGAACGATGGGGCTATGCTTTAGGATCACCTAAGATTGAGTTTGAAGAATACAGTAGATACTCTGAAGAAATGCTTAAGTACTGTGAACAAGATGTTTATCTTAACTATCAGGTATACGAAGCACTTAAAATAGAATCTCGTGGCTTCTCAGGTCAGAGTGTTTTACTTGAGCATGAAACAAGTAGGATACTGAATGATCAAAGAACACATGGCTTTCTATTTGATACAGAAGAGGCTAGTAAACTTCTAGCTCTTCTAAACTCTAGAGTGTCAGAGATAACTTCTACAATACAGGAAGTGTTTAAGCCTAGAAAAGAAATAAGAAAGATATTTAAAAGGTACAGTCCTAAAGGTAAGCTATTAAAAACAGGAGTAGATAACTTTGGTAAGAACACAAGACTTACTGATGAAGAGTATTCAAAAATAGAACAGTCTAAATATGTAGAGCGTGTTTACACACAGGAGTTTAATCCCGGATCACGCCAACAGATTGGAGAGTATCTTCAAGCGTTTGGATGGGAGCCTCTTGAACATACACCTACAGGACAAGCTAAGGTAGATGAAAAGATCTTATCTGAGATTAAAGATATACCCGAAGCAAAAGTTATAGCTGAGTATCTAATGCTACAAAAAAGAGTTGCTCAGATTAACTCTTGGTTTAAAGAACTGAATGAAAATACTGATAGAGTACATGGCTTTGTGAATCACAACGGTACTATCACAGGGAGAATGACACATAGAAATCCTAACATGGCTCAGATACCTAGCTTAAGTTCTAGTTACGGTAAAGAATGCAGAGCTTGTTGGATTGTACCTGAAGGCTACAAACTTGTAGGCATTGACGCTAGTGGTCTTGAGTTGCGTATGCTTGCTCACTATATGAAAGATGAGGAGTACACAAATGAAATCCTTAATGGAGACATACATACCACTAATCAAAAACTTGCAGGACTTGAATCAAGAAATCAGGCTAAGACTTTCATCTATGCCCTACTCTACGGAGCAGGAGATGCTAAACTTGGAACAGTGGCTGGAGGAGGTAAGCGTATTGGAAGGAACCTTAGAAAATCATTTATTAGTAATCTCCCATCATTCAAGGATCTTAAAGATAGAGTTGCACGAGCTTCAGCAAAGGGCCACCTCAAAGCATTAGATGGTAGGAAGCTGTATATTAGATCAGAACATAGTGCACTTAATACCTTACTACAAGGCGCAGGGTCTATAGTTATGAAGCAGGCTCTTGTTATTTTAAATAAAAAGATAGCCCATTTAGATGCGAGGTTTGTTGCTAACGTCCATGATGAATGGCAGATGGAAGTAAGACAAGATCAAGCAGATGAAGTCGGTAAGCTTGGAGTAGAAGCAATCGTGGAAGCTGGTAAAGTTCTTAACCTTAACTGCCCCCTTGATGGCGAATATAAAGTAGGGGATAACTGGAGTGAAACACACTAATATGAAACAACAAAACTTATTTGAAAACATAGAACCTCACAAGCTGCACAGGGAAAATGATCCTCAGACAAGTAGAGAGGCTGCTTATACTATGAATATAAGTAAGGCTCGCGCCTTTGTTCTAAACTTAATTGAAGAGGCAGGTAATAAAGGTACAACGACAAGAGAGATGACCAGAAAATTCCCTGAGAAATCTGACAGTTCTATAACATCTAGACCAAACGAACTGGAAAAACTAAACCTTATTTTCTACAAGGGAGACAAGAGAGACGGGTCAAGAGTTATTAGGCACATAAAGTATAAGGAGAGCATCTCTAATGAAACCAATTAAAATAACAAACAGTAAGCACGAACCCAACAGGCTAGGAGACATGGCAGAACATTATGCTATTACATGGCTATGGGATAATGGATATCATGTCTTTAAAAACTGCGGGTGTACAGGGCCTATAGATATAGTAGCTTTAGATCCTGAGGGCAAGGTTATTCTTATAGACGTTAAGTCTTATAAAGATGGTAGGCTTGCTGCAAAGACACCTCTCCAAAAGAAGTTAGGTGTTCAGTATCTTCATTATAACTCAGTCACACGTAAGTGTAGATTCGTGAGGCATCGCAAATGAATGTAGTAGAAGATATTTATAAGGAGCTAGATAAATTAAATGATGGGCCTTTAGATATCCCTGAAGAAACATTACAGAACTTTGGTTTAGCAATGACACAAGTTATTAAAGAGTGGTCACAACCCAAAGCTAGGGACAATAAATTCTATTTGAGAATGTCCAACATAGGAAGACCTGCTCGCAGACTCTGGTTTGACAAACAAACTGAAGCGGAGAACAGGAGACTAGAGCCTTCTCTTTTTGTTAAGTTCTTGTACGGTCACCTACTAGAAGAAGTTATTTTATTTTTAGTTAGGATGTCTGGTCACAAAGTAACAGACGAGCAGAAAGAAATTGATATTGAGGGTATCAAGGGCCACATGGATTGTAAAATAGATGGCACAGTTGTTGATGTTAAGTCGGCTTCTAACTTTTCCTTTAGTAAATTTAAAAAAGGTTTGCTTAGAGAAGATGATCCTTTCGGCTACATTGCCCAGTTGTCTGCTTATGAGGAGGCAGAACAATCTACTGATGCAGGATTTCTTGTTATTAACAAAGAGACAGGTGAGTTATGTCTTCATCAGCCAGATGAGTTAGATAAGCCTAATGTTAAAAATCACATCAAGGAGTTAAAAAAGAAATTAGATCTAGATACACCTCCTGATTTGTGTTACTCTCCTATACCTGAAGGTAAAGCAGGTAACATGCGTATAGCTAAAAACTGTATGTATTGCCCTTACAAAAAAGAATGCTTTAAAGATTCTAATAATGGCAAAGGTCTAAGAGCTTTCCGATATGCTAAAGGCTTAACATATTTTACAGAGGTTAAGAACGAACCTAAAGTGGATGAAGTTTATGAATGGTAGGAAAGCTAAAAGAATAAATAAGAAAGCAAAAGAGTT